TTCGGAGTAAAACAATGAAAGTAACCAAAGAAGAGCTAAAGACGATAATCCTTGAATCAAAAATCAATTTTGTTTCTTCCGGTACTCCTACACCCCCGCCGCCCCCACCATCCGGCTCGGCGTAAGAAACCACAAAAACACAACTATTAGTCATTTCCCCATCTTACGAACTATTTATTTTTGATAAGTCATCAGATTTGGAGTAATTCTATGTCTTCACTATTAGAAGAAGCGATTGTAGACGCTAAAGCCCTCAAGGAAGCCGCACTTAAAAATGCGGAAACTGCCGTACTAGAGAAGTATTCGGGAGATGTTAAGAAAGCTCTCGACACACTCTTGGAGCAGGACGAAATGGGATTAGAAGAGGACACAGCCGACGGCGAAGACTTAATGGAATTCACTGAAGAGGTACCTTTTGCTTTTGCAAACGAAGAGATTGGTGCTCCGAAACCCGAAGAGATCGTCGAGATCGACTTTGATGCCCTCAAAGCCCGTCTTGAAGAAGAGGAAGAGGTTGTCGAGAGTACAGATATGATTGATGCTACAGCCATGGCTGATGACATTGCTCTAGAAGAGGATCAAGCATCGGATCTTGACCAGATGGCTAAAGACGGCGCCGAAGTCGCTGCAGCCGGTGAAGGAGAAAACCAAGAAAACGTTCAGACTCAGAACGAGTCCGTCGACGAAGATATCGACCTCACCGAAGAAATGCTAGCTGACCTTATTGAAGAGTTGGTCGTAGATATGACACCTGTCCCACAAGGCTGGTCGTCCATGAACTCTGCCGACAACTTCGTCCAGCAAGCCAACAACGATGCAATGGCAGCCGCAGAAGGCGCCCACCTCGAAGAAGATGAAGACATCGAGGAAGACGCATCCACCGCACCCGACGTTGTCGATGCGAAACTATTTGAGACAAAGATCTCAGAACTTACAGATTCTAATACAGAGCTACGTGCTCTTATTATGGAAGCCAAGACTCAGCTTACACAGTTGAACTTGGATAATGCTAAGCTTGTTTATCAAAACAAGGCTTTGAATAGCGCCTCCTTGAATGAGCGGCAAAAAACACAAATTGCCGAAGCTGTTCAATCTGCCAATTCTGTTGAAGAAGCGAATATGATTTTTGAAACTGTTCAAAACGCAGTGGGGTCCACGCCAGATCAGCGTACGCGACCACAAACACTTCGTGAAGCAGTCCAGAGACCAACCTCGCTTTTACTCAACTCCAAGAAAAACAACACGGCAACAAAAGACCCAAATTTGGGTCGAATGCTGCGTTTAGCAGGTTTGAATAAATAATGACATTCATTAATAACAATATTATAGGAGGTTTTAAAAATGTCTATCGTTGAGAAATTAACTGAAGGCATCGTAAACCGCGACCTTTCTACAGAAGGCGCTGCGCTCATCTCTAAGTGGGAGAGCACAGGACTTCTTGAGGGAATCGCGAACGATACACTTCGAAACGGAATGGCCCGTTTGCTTGAGAACCAGGCAAAAGAGCTACTTCGTGAGTCTTCGTCCATGGCGGGCGGAGATGTCCAGGGCTTTGCAGCTGTTGCATTCCCACTAGTCCGCCGAGTATTCGGCAACCTGATCGCAAACGAACTCGTTTCCGTTCAGCCGATGAGCTTACCCTCGGGTCTCATCTTCTTCCTTGACTTCACTTTCAACTCAACTCGCTTGAATCAGACCCAGGATCGTTCCCTCTACGGTGGTAACGTGGTCGGTTCTCAGATCACAGGCGGTGTTCAGTTGGACGGAGCCAATGGCACAAATGCACAGGGTCCGTATAACCTAGACAATGGTTATGCTTCCCCGACAGGTTCGATGGGCAGTGTGGTTATCATCGCTTCCGGCACCCTCAATGGTGGCGGCGCGGCTGACACGAACCCTGCTATCGGTTCCGACGGCTTTGCTAACTTGACTGCTGCAGAAATCAACACTGTGTTGCGCTTCGACCCGGATCTTACTTCTGGTTCGGCATGGCTCATCGCTGAGTTGGCTCTCTCCTCGTCCTTCAACAAGGATGACTTGTCCGCTCTCGCCGCGACGTCCAGCTTGGAAAATGCAGTACTCGTGCCGCGTTTGTCGGCTCTTAGTCGATCCTTCGCCGACCCTGATATCGTTGATGGTAACACCGCCCGTCTCGTCTATGTAGGCGACGCTCGCACCTCGGCCGAGCTTAGCCAAAGTGTTAACGCTGCACCAACATGCACTGGACCCATCGTGGACAACTTTGTCTCCAGCGCTGCACTCGGTTCTGTTGAGGGTGCTTTCGAGTGGGGTCTTGAGAACAACCCGGACATCCCCGAGATCGACATCAAGGTTGATTCCGTGGCTGTCACCGCTGTCACCAAGAAGCTCAAGGCTAAGTGGACTCCTGAGTTGGGTCAAGACCTTAACGCATACCACAACTTGGATGCAGAGGTCGAGCTAACTCAGATCCTCTCGGAGCAGATTGCTCTAGAGATCGATCGTGAGATCCTTGAGGACCTCGTCGCAGGTGCACGTGCCGGTATTCGTTACTGGTCCCGCGCCCCGGGCGACTTCCTTAACCGCGAGACTGGTGCTGCTAACGCTGCCCCAGAGTTCACGGGTAACGTCTCCGAGTGGTATGAGACCCTCATTGAGTCCATCAATGATGTCTCGGCACAGATCCACCGCAAGACTCTCCGTGGTGCTGCCAACTTCATCGTCTGCGGACCTGAAGTTGCCAACATCCTTGAGTTCACTGCTGGCTTCCGTGCTAACGTGACTGCTGATAGTGACCGCGGCGACGCGGGTGCTGTCAAGGTTGGTTCCCTCTCCAAGAAGCTCGACATTATGGTCGATCCTTACTTCATGCGCAACGTGATCCTCGTTGGTCGCCGCGGAAGTAGCTTCCTTGAGAGTGGTTATGTGTACGCACCTTATGTGCCGCTACAGACCACACCGACGATCTTCGGCGTAGAGGACTTTGTACCTCGTAAGGGTGTCATGACCCGTTACGCCAAGAAGATGGTTCGTCCAGACATGTATGGTCTCGTCATCTGCAAGGGTGTCGTAGAAGGCTAATACGTCTGACGTAAGGTCAAAATAGTTAAGCCCCGCCTCTCTTTTGAGGCGGGGCTTTCTATTTAGTAATAGACTAATCGAGGAACTTTGAATGGCCATCCCAAACCTTAATCCTGCTTCAACAGCAAATGCTAATATATTACCCGCCAGCGGCACAGCAGGATTTGTGGCGGCAGCACTCCCGTTCGGAATGTACGCTGCGTCCACTGCATTCCTATCGGGCGCCGCCGATCAGGTAGCATATACCTACAAGAAACTAGGCGGCGATGTCCTCGATATTGAATTAACCGAAGGAAACGTATACGCAGCATATGAAGAGGCTGTCTTAGAATATTCGTATCTCCTTAACCTCCACCAGACAAAGAACTCGCTGTCGTCTTACTTGGGATCCAGCACTGGTTCTTTCGACCAAGATGGTCAGATTGTAGAAGGAGACCCTCTCTCGGGATCAAATATCGAGCTACGGTACCCGCGCTTTGATTATGGATATGTCCGCAGAGTAACTCAAATAATGTCCACAGAAGCAGGCATCGGAGGAACAGTGCCAATCTATTCGGCGTCTGTTACAACGGTCCCCAATCAGCAGGACTACGATCTTCAGAGTATTATATCAGCATCTTCAGCCAATTCTTCGTCAGTGCCTTATTTTAATCAGGTAGCAGACAAGCGCGTCATAGTTCGAAAGGTGTTCTTTAGAACCCCGCGCGCCATGTGGCGATTCTACGGATATTATGGCGGCTTTTCTGTTGTTGGAAATATGAGAACATACGGACAGTACGCCGATGACTCAACCTTTGAGATTGTTCCCGCTTGGCAGAACAAACTACAGGCCATGGCATATGAGGATGCACTCTATACACGCGTATCGCACTATTCTTATGAGATCAAGGATAACATGCTGCGCCTGTTTCCCAAGCCCGTCCAAACGAGCCCCGATAACTTCTGGGTCCAGTTTACAATCGAGAACCAGTATGAGCCATGGGACGAAACCGGCCGCGGCGACAACGGTGCAAAAGGCATCAACAACCTCAACACACTTCCATTTGAAAATATTCCATTTGAAAGTATCAACTCTATTGGTAAACAGTGGATCCGCCGTTTTGCATTGGCATTAACTAAAGAAGTCCTTGGACAGATCAGAGGCAAGTTCTCTACAGTGCCAATCCCTGGTGAAAGCGTAACTCTTAATGCTAGCGAACTCCTGGGACAAGCTAGAACCGAACAGGATAACCTGCGCAATGAGCTTAAGACAATTCTTGACGAGACAACGTACGCAAATCTGTCAACGGTTGACGCCGGTCTACAAGATTCTGCTAAGAAGATCACTGAGAATGTCCCCGCCGGCATTTTTGTAGGGTAAGATAGATGTCGCGAAGCAAAAGAACACAAAAGCAGATAGAAAATAAAGAAGCAGATAAATATGACTACATTGGCGACAAAGAAGTAGCCGACAAACTCCAAGAAATCGAGTTTCCCGCATCCACGCTTGAAACAATTGATACAGCAATGCTCAGATTCATTGATGAAACCTTGAATCTTTCAGTAGATACCAACAGTGGCTTCGAAAAAGTCCCAGTTTTGTGGGTGACAGCAGAACGCGCCTATCAAATCAAGCATAACAAAGATTTGAGAGATAAAGAAGAGATGCTGATCCTTCCACTGATCACAGTTAACCGCACATCTGTAACAAAAGAACCAAACTTTAAGGGTTCTGTGTATGCTAACTTATATCCCGAGAACGATGCCAAAGGTGGGGTAATCACGATCGCCCGCAAGATCAACCAAAAGAAAACAGCAGAGTTCCAGAATGCTCAAGCGAACCGCAAGTACGGTGTCGATAAAAATGTATCGAGCAAAATGAAGAATACTAATAAACGCAATATGTCGACAGCCAAAACAGTATACGAGACAATCACAATCCCAATCCCGGTCTGGGTGAAGGTGATGTACGAGATAACAGTGAGATCTGAGTATCAGCAGCAGCTTAACCAAAT